GTAATTCAGTATTCCTATCGTTAAATAAACATTTTAACCCTAAACTATTCGCATATTCTATAAATGAATCCATACCCCACAAAATATGATGCTCGCTTACTACCCAGTCCCATGCTAATGGATTATGATGCTCAAAGTCTATAAAAAACGTATCAGGCATAGCTATATAAAGCAATCCACCGCCTTTAATCATTTCTTTACATTTCAATAATTGTTCAGTTGGATTTTTGAAATGCTCGAATACATGGCTCGCCCACACTACATCATATTTTTTATCTGTTTTATATTTCTCAAAATCGCATATGTCAACATTATATTTACTATTGTGTTTAGTTATATCTACACCTGATACATTCAATCCTTTATCTTTAAACTCATCAAGAACGTAATCATATATAGAACCTATCTCAAAAAATGTTTTAATGTCGCTTTTTAATGACTTAAAGACTGTCCACATTTTATTTATCTCTGCTTTAACTAAATTATGAGCATTTTTACATTGATATTTATTGTGATAATCTTCATCATAAAGTTGCTGATTGATATTTTTCCAATCGGTATAAAATATATTATGACAATTACAGAATGAATACCCTTTATCTACCGCAACTGATAGACTACCATTTTCAATGTCGCTGACTATACCCCTCATCATAACGGGTTGTCTTTCCCCGCATAGTGGACAGACTTGATAAAATCTATCTGGAAGTTTTTGACAATAAATATTGCTCGTCATATATCCTTTTTACTTGGTTTAATATTTTAGCTACGTCAAAATAAACACATATAGGAAGGTCATCTTTTTTATGACAACCGTAATACTTATAAGGCCCTTTATAGCAAGGTGAGCACTCTGCGGGAGATTGTAAACTATAATCTTTAGTAGAGTATTTACAATGACAGTATATAGAAGCGCAAGTCATAAGTTGTATTGTTGGGACATCCCACATTGAAGCACCGCACATAATACCTGATTCACAACCTATAACGCAATCCATGTATTTAGCCATAAGTAATGCTTGTCTAAATGGTTTTTTGCCTACTAAGCTATGAACTTTATCCCCTAAATCTTTTAAATCAAGTTCTTCTATTGCTTCACAACCTGTAGTAAATATTACAGCTTCCGGATAAATTTCTAATATCTTATTGACAACTTCTCTTGCTTGGATAAACATCTTATGCGGCCCTGAACCACCGAGATTTATCATAACTTTAAAATTGTCTTTAAACCTTCCTTCTCTAATTAAATCATTCTCTACAGTTTTTATTTCTTCTTCATTGTAGAATATTTCACCTTTGTATTTGCCGCATAATTCAGGATAACCTGCGATTACAGTTGATATATCATAATAATTACGCTCCCCTCTTTTTTTGCGAATGTCTATATGTTGATAATATTCAACTTGACGCTCCATAGCTAAAGCACCTTCTTCAAGAGATAAAGTTAAATCTATAGTCTTATCATACATTTCACTAAGAACTTTAAGCCTGCCATCGTAATAATTCTCATATATTTTTCTGCCGCCAGGTTCAAAGAAATGTATTACATCTATAAATGGATTATGTTTTAATAATTGATAGCCTTTAAACCCTGTAGATAAACCAAGAAAAGTGCAACCATTGTCTTTAAGTAAACGTGGCAAATGGCTTATATGTATAATATCTCCGTAAGCACCATTTCTATTTAGTAATATCTTCATATCAATATTTTAGCTTCATAGAACCAATAATATCTGGGAATATCTTATCTGCTTTATCAGGAATCCTGTCTTTTACACATTCATAGTATCTTGTCATCGAAAGACTTTGGCTTGAGCCGTCTATGTTTATATCGAGCATAGACTGTAACCACCTGCGGTCTATATTGTATTTGACTACCATTGTAGAGAGTTTACAGATATTCTTTAAACGATTGTTAACATTCTCTCCAAAGTCTATTGCCGGAAGACCTGAATTCGTATCTCCTTCACAGACGGGATTTAATCTAAGACCTTGTCTATTTACATATTCTTCCATTTTTGTATTAGGGTATATTTGTAAAGGGTAACAAGATATAATACTACCCGGCCCGATGTTACGCATAGCCTCAATCGTGTCTAGGGCGTCTTCTACTGGGTCTTGAATGGGTAATCCGACAATACACTGCATATTCACTCTAAAACCGAAGGAAGTAAGCCTATCATAAGCCGATTTAATTCTTTCTTTATTATCCCAACCTCTACCAAGTAATTGCAAAGAGTCAGAATTTACTGCCTGAACCCCCAGTCCTACACAGTTGACTACTTTCCGCATTAGTCTTAATAGTTTAGGTTTTGCCTTTAACGCACTTAGAGAGGTAGTAGAGACATACATTGGAAGACCTATTTCCTTAATCCATCTCGTATAGAAAGCCATAAGCCAATCTTGGTCTCCAAATAATACGTCATCGTCAACCCATTCAATCTCTTGTGTATCTGCTTTAATAAACTTAGCTTCTTTTATAATATCGTCTATATCACGGTGTTTAAGATGACAGGTAGTCTGGCCGTAGAGTTTTCTTGTAACTTCGTTAGAAGAAGAACAGTAGGTGCAGGTGAAAGGACAACCCGTAACTGAAAGGATTACTTTTCTGTATCGCTCTTTCATACGAGGGATGTCCCTAAAGTATTCTTTGCGAGCAGGTGATTTTAGATGTTCCGGTTTAGTCTGTCCATTGAACACTATCCCCCTCTTATTCAAATCTATATCTTTAACTGCACCCACTATTGTCAAGTCGCCTAAATTTTTTCCACAGTTTGTAGCGTGATGACCGCCATAGACTGACACACTGTCAATATGTCTTTTAACCATTTCCTCTATTCTTTTGGCTTGCGGATAAAATGTAGTCATAGGAGAGAAACAAAGATATGTAGGATTGTATTTAATAATATCTGGTATACAGTCTGTCATCTCCCCGTCAAAGAAGTGTATATCTCCGTGCTTCATAAACTCTGACCCAGCGTAGAGGAGTCCGTAGCTCTCTTCGTTTCCTAGATGAACTAATGCAAACCTCACCAACCACCTCTTATTACATCACAGATATAATTAACATCATTCTCTGTTATATGCATACCAATTGGTAAAGAGATATACTTTCCTTCGACTGAATTCATAACAGGTAAATCAGCACGTTGTCCACCGAATATCTTGAATACATCATTTCTTATTTGAACTAAATTTGTATCAATATTACTTTCAAACATCATCTTTGCAAAATCGTCCCTACGTTCTACCAATACTGTGCATAACCAACAGGTATTATTCTTACCGTCTATAATTTTTATTCCGTCAAAATCTTTTAGTTTATCTTTGTAAATACCAAATAAGTTTCTTCTATGGTTTATTACTTCATCATATTTCTTTAATCCTGCTAATCCCATAGAAGCGGCGATGTCTGTCATCTGTCTTTTGTATCCAACCATCTCTATATCGAATGTCATCTGGCGTTGTGTATACGCTTGCCAATTATTCTTAATCTTCTTCTCTCTATCTATTCCAAACCAACGCAATAGTTTAGCTTTTTTGTATTCTTCTTCATTAGGGCATATAAGCATACCTCCGTCACCTGTGGTTATATGTTTAATAGCTTGAAAAGAACAGCAAGTATAATCTCCATTAAATACTCCTAATGCTTGAGCGGCATCTGCTACCGTTGGTATGAAGTATGTTCCTATGTCTGACTCTATACCTCCAAGATGAACATTTACAATAGCTTTAGTATTTACTGTAATTTTATTTTTAACGTCAATAGGGTCGAGGGTAAGACTATCTTCAAGAATATCAGCCCAGACTATTTTAACCCCTCTATCTAATAATGGAAGATTTGTAGCTGTGCAAGTGAGAGGAGTAGAAATCACCTCATCACCTTCTTTAAGACCGATTAAATCATAAGCGGTTTCTAATGCAGATGTTCCTGAATTTAAAGATACAGCGTGATTAACTCCGAATTTATCACAAAACTCTTTCTCAAACAAATCAACCTTCGGACCTTGCCCAATCCAGCGTGTCTTAAGGGTATGATTTACCTCATCAATCGCTTCTTGTGGAAGATATGGTCTGAATAAGTCTATCATTGTGTATTTTATGAATACAAGCTGGGGTTTTTACACCCCAGCGTAAAATCTTAACTATCAGCTTCTTCAAATTTCTCAAGAAATTCAACGTGAGCGCAAACTGTCATAGCATGCCCTATAGTTCCTATAGCCTGGAGAACTACATCATCACCAGCTGTAAAACTTGTTTCTGTAACAGTTTGGTCTACAACTGAAGGTCCAGCGTGAGTTCCTGTTCCTTGTAATGTATCCCAAGTCCCTATTGCAGTAACAGCACCAGTTCCGCCTAAAGATTTACCAAGATAAAGATACACATCGGCGCCTAAATCTGTTCCACCAACTAATCCAATTGCCATATTCCAATCTACAACAGTTGCTGGAAACATAAAAGTATGTCTGACTAAATCAACCGCGCTTTGATATGTTCCGTCAATCGACCCATTACTCGGTAAACCTATATCCTTTCTTGAACCATAACCTTGGTCTGAATAGCTTCTACCCATAATGATTCCTCCTTATAGTGACGTTACGTGAATGATTCGGCCTTCGCCGTCACCGGAGTAATCCCAAACAATCTGGAAGCCAAGCAAACCATACCACGCAATGCCTTGGTCACGACCGAAGTCTTTCGGTATGTCAATACGAATTTCTTCAGGTATTGCAATACCTTCACGGACTGCGTCATCACCAAAAAACACCGACTCACCATATATAGAGCTTGAACCAATCGTATTAACTAATACATTGGTTTCCTCAATATGGCGGCATTTGTAGTATGTTCCTACTTCACCTGTAAACAAAGGTTTCATTGTCGTCTGAACGGCTTTTGCTTCAAAGAAATCATACAAGCCGCGGATAGAATTGGTAGAATGAATGGCTACATAATTATCGCCGTCATAGGCGGGAATAAGTAGTTTCTTCATCGTATCAATTATATCCCTTGTGTTCTTGTCTGATAAATTAGCCGCCGCTGTTGCGCCTGCTACTCCAGCATAACTGAAAGTAGTCGTTGCTGTGTCCGTGATAACAGCTTTAATATCAGATGTCTTAAACTGTGCCGCTGCCGCACTATCAAGAACCTTAGCCATATCGTTACGAAGAACAACTTTTATATTCTCCGGCACGGTTATGTCAGCGAGAGTCTGAAGTTTAAGAGTATAAGGAATTGAATTTCCATACTCTGCAAGTGTCAAACTTCCCTGTGTAATCGTAAAATTTCTCTTCGGAATAGTATCCGTTTCCGTAAGAGTTCCGCCCGCTGTTGAAATGTTAGAAATTTTGTCGAAGTAAACCTTTGAACCTCTGCTTTTACCGGCTGCTGGTTCTGGGGTACAAAATTGTCTGAATTTTAACAACGGCTGTGCTCTATGCCTAATCTGTTTGCTTAGTTGGTCATTTGTTAAATAACCGCCTAAACTTGAGGTGGCAAATAATTGTTGACTCATTCTTTTCCCCTATTGAAAATATTAAGTTCCCATTCTCTTTTGCCTTTCGAGTTCACGCTCTTTAATGTAATCGGAGAAAGAGTCTTCGGATTTACTCTCTTTAGCTTTAGTCTGTTTTTCACCAGACGGTATAGTAAGAGAGTTCTTCAGTTTCTCTTTCCCTAATTTGCGCTCATTCTTCTTAGCATCGATAGGAACTTTCTTTTTGCCTTTTAACCGTGTTAATTCAAGAAAAGCATCAGCTACCGCCCTCATCATTCCATTTGGGCCTTGATAATCTTTACTTGTTTCAGCGTCTTCATAGAATGACTTAGCAATTTTATAAATATCTGATGTCTGTTTACGAATATCAAACGCAGGGTCATCATCATTAGCATAACGGTCAACTATCGCACCCCATTCACGCTGTTTTTGCGTAACAGCCTGAACTTGAGCATCTCTTTCTCTCTGATACATCTTTATAAGTTCACGGCGTTCATTTTTCTGCCGTTCTTTAAAGACTTCAGAGAGTAAAGACATATCTCCGTCATCAATAGCTTTACGTTCTGCCTTTGATAATTCTTCCTCGCTGTATACCCGCTCTTTAGGCTCAGATTTTTCCTTACCGTCTAACTGCGCTTTTAACGCAGCTATCTCGGCATCTCTCTGATGTTTCTCTGCTGTTAACCGGTCAATCCTTTTTTGGACGCCGGATTTCTTAATAACATCCTTAGCGTCATCTTCTGGCTCTACTGCTGTTTCCTCAGCTTCTTCACTACTCGCGTCATCACTTTCAGCAGCTTCTTCCAGTTTCGTTGTTCCTTCTTCTCTTTCTTTGTCATCGGTTACCTCCGCAGCTTCAGTTGTTTCTATAGTTTCTTTAGTTTCTTCAGAAGCCTCGGTTTCAGGAGCTGACGATTTCTCCTCTTTAACGTCCTCGGCTTTTTCTTCAGGTTTGCCGAAACTGCCGCGCTCTTGTGCTATCTCTTGTGCTAATTTTTCGTTCTCATCCATATTTCTCCTTACAGGGTTTAGGTTCCCAGAACCAATCAGGGTTAAATTAACCCAGAATTATTTTGTTTCAGGTTTTTCTTTCTTAACCACAGGTATCTTTATTTCTCCTGACATTATCTTTGCTATGATATTAGCTTCTGCCTCTGCAACTGCTTCACGTTTTATATCTTCATTAGACTTATAAGGCTTAACAGTAGTCTTAGATATTAACTTCATCGCTCTTGCTCTTTCAAGTTTTTCTTTCTCAACTTGTGCAGGTTCTTTGAGAATACCAGGCTTGCCTTCACCCCTTGAAATACACTCAGGACAAATCTTACCAAGCTCTCCGCTAATTCCCCTTTGACAAACTTCGCACCAACCTCTTGTTAATGACATATCTTTCCTTCAGTGTTTTGGCGAACACAGAACCTTACAGGATTTTTCAAATCTTAAAGTTAATCCAGAACTCTTTCCCATTTTCCATTATCATTACGAACCCATTTACCATCGCCTAATTTTTTACCTTCACCGAAACCTACCTGCTTATTATATTTCCCGCTCATTGAACCACCGATAGGATGCCCCCACATAGTAGGAGATGAAAATTCTTTCTCTAGCTCTTTAGCGGAAGCCTCGCCTTCACAAAGTTTAACCTGGTTAAT